ATGAACGGGTTGCGTATTCCAATCGCCTGCTTGATATGCCCGACACAGGTGTTGAGCATAAATAAACTTCTCTGATTATCGCGCACCTTGGCTTTGGCCACGATCACGTTTCCTTCCGATGCGCTGAACTCATCCAGCGTCATCAGATCCAGCCCCTCCGATGTCTTGCCGTAGACAATCCACCGGCCTGCGTCAGCCTTTAGCAGATAGCAGTGCTGGTATAACGGGTGCAGGAACCGGCACCACCAGTGTTCTCGTGCTGCTGTGAACACCGCGTACACGTTACCCGAAGACATTAAAGTCTACCTTGGCCGTCTGTGGTGCGCGTTGGATGTGTGCCGGTGATAGGCTCTCTCTCCATCCGAGGGCGAGGGTTTGCAGTGCATCCGCGCCATGCGATGCCCAGTCGTGTACAGGGTTGTCCCTGAATCGACCGGCCTTTTCGTCCCACTCACGCCGATACGAAGCCACGCAGTTGTATCCTTGCTCCGCCCTCTCATCATCTATCCAGAACCTAGGGAACATGCGACGCACGGCCTGTATGCCCTCAGCCTTCACCCGTGGACGTTGCACAGTGCGAAACGATATGCCCATCTGCCTCGCAGTCTCCTTGCGTGAGCGTCCAGACGTAAGTTCACGAACCTCGATATCATGCGGCGCCAAGTGTGTGCCCAGCATCACGCCATTGGTGTTTGACCATTGATTCAGGTATTGGATGTAGTGTTCCATACCTTTTCCGCTGGCCTCATGATAGTGGACTAGACGTATCTCTTTGCTTACCGACTGAAAGAACCATATCGACATCGCGTCCGCTATACCTAGATCCCATGCAGTATGAACAGGTAGAGAGGGCTCTATCGGTAGCCTTCCGATGCGTCCCTGATCCTTGGCTGCGGCTATTTGGTCGGCGTAGTATGCACCCGCGATTTGTGCGGCGAAGCTGGAGTAATACTCTTGCTGCACCAACGCTTCTTCCATTCCTTGGTCGCGTTCCGCCTGTATCATGGCTGGCGTAATGATTGGCGACCCGTCACCCCTCTTCGTATCGCTTACCGTGAGGCTTTCCGCGTACCAGTCATCAGACTTCTTCGCCATGTTGTATAGCGTATAGCCGTGGTTCTTCCCTCTTGGTGTGTAGATGAAGGCCGCCCACCCCCCATTTTCCTGAAGGATTGGCCGCAAGTACGTCCACGCTCTGGGGTCGCACAACGACCATTCAGATAGCACCAACCCCACAGGATTTGACCCAACCAAGCTGTTGTAATTGTCCGATCCCGCTAGCTGCCATGTGCTTCCATTCTTTAACTCGATGAGCATGTCGCTGTTGTTGGTGCGAGCACGGATCTCTGGAGGAAACACCGTCTCCAACACAGGCTTCCCGCGAGCATCTACCGCGCCCCACAAGGCTCGCCTGCCCTGATTCAACTGTGGGAATAAGTGCCAGTAATTACCAGGCCGCTGGAACATAGCCTTAGCGGTCAGGTTAAGCATGGTCGAGTCTTTACCTGCGCGTCGGTGCCACACAAGGGCGAACCTCTTTACGCCAGAATCAAATGCTTTCAGCACGCCCACTTGATGGGGACGTGGTGTCCACTCGTTTGGGATAGAGATTTCAGGCATCTTTGAACGATTGCACGTTGATCGTCAACGCTTCCCCACCCTCCCCACTTACCTCGACCGCCTTCACGTCACCGAGGTACTTGGAAATAAGCTTCAAGCGGATTTCCGCTGATGCCTTTAGCCTACTAGCCGTGGCTGGGTCTAATTCGTTATCCAGATCGCCTAATTTGGTAGCAATATCAACGACTTGCTCGATGTGCTTCTGCTTGGAAAGTTGCTCTCTCAAAGCCTCTTGCCTAATGGCTCGGTTCTCCATCGCCCTAGTTCGTCCCATCTGTCTTACCCCCAAATATTCTCTCCCACCCGTCTTGATAGGCTGGGGTGTTAATGTTGTTCAGCCTTCCGGCGATTCTAGGACGCGAGCCTTTACCACCGAATAGCTCAGGAAAATGTCGTTGCTGGTCAGTTTTCGTCAGACTGCCTCTGAGGTCTTTTGTCTTTGTCATGCGCGCCAAATACCACGAATGATTAACGGATTGCAAGCCCTATTCTACAACACCCCGCGAAAATAATTTAACTTTTTTTTGCTACGCCGCTTGATATCGCTTGACACATGTAAAAATAAAGTTTTTAATGGCTTCACACAACAGGAGAACGACATGGAAAACGCAACACCGACCATTAACGGAAAGCCCGTCAACGAAATGCCTTGCTGCGGCATATTCGCGGCAGCTATGGCGGCTGACGTAGAGCCACAGATTGTATTTGACGCTTATAAAGCCGAGTACAATTTGTCGGGCCGCTGGAAGGGAGTCACCCATTCAAAAAATTTGCGCGATCTCATGCGAAAAGAATTCGGCGTGAATGTTGACGTTGAATACATAATGTCCCTGAATAAAAGAGAAACCGACAAGTATAATGCTGGGAACCGCACGATCAGAAAGTGGTACAACGATCACGCTATTCCATCGGCAACCTACATTGTCCAGAGCCGTGGTCATATTTTTACAGTTAAAGAAGGTCGCTATATCGACCAATGGCACAACGAGCCTGTTGAGCAGGCCAAGGGCAGCCGCGCTAAGGTCTTGCAGGTTTGGCGTATTCGCAACGCAAGGAAGGCCGCGTAAGCGGCCCCACACCCACACTAATTTTCAAGGAAAAAAAATGTCAACACGAGCAACATACCAAATCAAAACCCCTCTCAACACGTCTACCGTATACATCCACTACGACGGTTATCTTTCTGGTGCTGCTGAATACTTCCGTAATGCCATTGATCTCAATCGGATTAGCGGACGGCAATTCTTGCCCTGCTTCCTTTGGGCTAACGAGAATGCCGAAATGACCAAAAGCCACGAATGGCACGGTGATACCGAATACCGCTACGACCTAGCGCGACAAGCTGGCATTTGGAATGTAACAGCCTACAAGCGCAAGTCCTACGACAGCGACGTTTTCGAGGTCGTTTACGATGGCAACCTTTCAGCCTTCGTTAGCCAACACGCAACACAAGAGGCCGCGTAAGCGGCCCACACCCCTAGTCAACAACAAAGGAGAATGGAAATGGCGATAACAAACAACGCGACTAACGAGGTCGAGTATCAAGGACAGGTTTTGGCTGTTCGAGGGGTAACCCGAATGGATATGTTCTGGGATGAAGTCGAGGTGATACTTGACGATGGACGTCTCGAAACAATCAGGCTCGGCGGGCCATCTGACCAACGCTTTGCGAAGGTTGATGCGACAGACGAATTCATCGAAAAGCACAATGCTTACGTTCGTCAACGAGAGGCTCAACGAAGGGGAGCCGCGTAAGCGGCCCGGAGGATCACATGAAACTACGATACCCCCTCGCCCTGCTACTGGTTGTTCTGATCTCTTGCGTGTCCGAGCAGGATTACCAAGACGCGCTGCACGAGGAAGCAATCTACATCCAATCGGTCTGCGATGGTTTCCCCGACTATCTCAACCTTCGCCCTGATTGCTAACCAGCCACACGTTCTCTTTGTCCTGATCCTCCGGCTTCTCTGCCGGTGGGTTGGGATCGTCGATGTCAACTAGCTCACTGATAACAACGGTGATGGTTAACTCACAGTTATCAGGCAAGTCCTCGACTGTGACGCTAGGCATCGAATCGCTCCTCGATAAAGCGCTCACGAGCTGTTAGCGTCGCCAAATCCCCGCACGCCTGTTCTAGCAGCTTGATGTCTTTCGTTCTAGCGTACTCGGTCAACAGGCTGACCACCCTCCCGCTCAGGAAGTTGAGTTGATTGGCGACGATATACGCCGATGGTTCGATCTCCTTCATCATTCCAAGTCTACCTTGTGAATCTCCCCACGCCACTCATATTCGCCGGCAGCATGATAGCCATGAATCCTTACAAATTCAGGCTGCAATAAATAGTTGTTTTTGATCGACAGCACCGCAAAACCGCTGTTCCAATTCTTTGGGCCATCTTCTGTGTAAAAAAACGTGTTTTGATTAGGTTCGGCCATCGTACCCAACTGTATACCAAGCCTTGTCCCAGTGAGATCGGTAAAGGGCTTAGCTTCCTGGTGATGCGTATGCCCGGATACCGTGTGGACACCGCTCATCAGCGTGGTTCTGTGTCCGCCGGTGATGCCTGCGCCGATGGGCTTGTGACGTATCATGATTGGCCGCTCCGCACCCTCAATCCATAGACTGATGGAGAATATCCACGCCGGGAACTGCTCGCGCAGCGTGAACCCCGGCACCCCTTTGTACATGGGCAAAGCGTCGGCCAGCTTCATGTCAAAACGAGAGTCGTGGTTGCCCATTACCCAGTAGCGTTTGGAGCTGGGCGAAGCCTTTTCAATTTCTTCGAGCCGTTGATGAACAGCGTTCAACTCATCCTGCACTGTCGGCCTCTCCTCCCACCCCAGCGGAGCGTGTCGGCTGATGCTTGCGCCGTCCAACAGATCGCCATTCAAGACGATAACGTCAGGCTGTAGCTGTTTCGCCAGCTCAACGAATGCGAGATGTGCAGTGGTGACCGTGTTGATTTCATAGTGCGCGTCCGATCCAACAAGGATCGTCATATCCTTCTCGACCTTCAACGTTTGACGCACTGACGGTCGTGGTGTTTTGTCCCTCGAAAGATGAGCGGGGACTGAGATGCTCCGACCAAGCGCCTCCTCTGCCCTGCGCCGTCGATGGAATACGTTCCTTATTCCTACTTCGTACCGAGTCGCCATGCCCTGAGCACCGATTGACGAGAACTCAGTCGCAAATATTTCGTGATCAGTCGGTAGCTTCGGTCTTGCCATATCCGCCGCGCCTCGCGTAATTATTGCAAAC